TGGGCGGGAAAAGTGCGAGAAATCTCAGTTTGGGGCGGCGGTTGGGCGGGCATGTCGTGATGCGGGGATTGAGGTCACGGATTCAGGCCAGAGTTAGAGGAATGACCGCCTATTCCAGATGGCCGATGACGTCGAGGCGCTCCTCGCCGCGCTGAAACGCGCCGAACCAACCGTCGCGGGACTCTGCGCGGGCACGGCTCACCAGCAAGGTAAATCCCTCGCAGCCTCGTGCCTTGGCGGTGGCGAAGTCGGTGGTGTCGAATTTGGCTTCGCGCACCAGCGTCGTGGCCACCGACTTCATGGCCGATTCGAACAGGTCGAGCAGATGTTCTTGCAGGCTGGCGTCGATGTTGCGCGAGGTCACGTCGTCAATGACGGCGTGCTTGAATCGGTTACTCATGGTCAATGCTCCGTGGTGGGTACGGATGTCATGAACGCGCTGTTCCAGATGGAAGCCAAGCGCATTCGGGATGAAACGATCAGGTGTTGCGAAGTCGCCAAGCGCTGATTACTTGGTGGCTGACGCCATCTCGCTGACCCACGCCTGCAACGCCCTCAGTTGCTCGGCGTTTTCGTGGCAGGTCTGGTAGTTGGCGGCAACGGTTCCGGCGACGGCAGAGAGCGCAAGGCCTGTGGCGGCCGCATCAGCATCTCGGGCGGGCTCGGGCAGCTCACCGGCGGCGGCAGCGTCGTGCAAGCGCACAAAGCCACGGTTGATAGTGCAAGCAGCATCGGCTTGAGCGGGCACATAGACGGGAACCTCCTTGAAGATGGTGTCGCCCTTCTCGCGGACGACGCGCACGCGGTCGACGTACTGGGTGACGACCTTGACGGTGGCCTGCGCTTGACGCTCGCGCAGGGCGGCGGTTTGCAGGCTCTGCTGCTGGACGGCGGCGTCCCACCGGGCTTGAACGTGGCCCGCGCCCTTGACCCAGCCCAAGCCGAGCAGGGCAGCGGCCATGGCCGCCAAGGCCAGCAGGCGGTGCGGCCAGCCGATGCCGCGCATCACAGCCCGGCTCCCATGCACTGCTGATATTCGGCCTGCCGGCGCGTCACCAGCCCGCCGCACAGCCGCGCGTTGGCGGGCAGCGCGCAGTCATGGCCTTGGAAGAAGCGCCAGCGCAGCAGCTGCGCGCAGGCGCCGGAGTAGTCGCCGGCGTTGAGTTTGCGCACCAGCGTCGAGTTGCAGAAGGCGCGGCTGCCGACGTTGTACGAAAAGCTCACCAGCGCGTCGTATTCGTGCTGGGCCAGCGGCACGGTCACGCATTGCCTCAGCGCGCCCTCGAAGCGCTGCACATCGCGCAGCGCCCGCTCCAGCGCCGCCGGTGGCGTGGTGCGGTCGCCCATTTGCACCGGGCTGCCGTCGGCCCGGGTGGTGGTGCCAAAGCCGACGGTGGGCACATCGCCAGGCACCGGGATCACGGCGCGCTCGGTGTAGCCCTCGTGCAGCACGATGCCGACCAGTGCGGCAGCAGACAGAGACAGCGCGGCCACGGCGCGGCGGGTGGTGGGGTTCATTTGTACATCTCCGGTTGAGCGATCAGACGGGCAACGGCGGCGGCGATGCTGGCGCCAAAGGCCAGCAACACGAACGCGCCGGGCGGCAACACATCGGCCAACAGCGGCACCACCACTTCGGCTGCGGTGAATACCGCCGCCAGGAGGTTGAGACGGATGCTCCAAGCCCGGCGCAGCACCTTTGGCCACTGCGGCAGCAGGCAGCGTTCGATCTGGGTGATCATGGTGCGCCCCCAAACAGCTTGAGCTTGACGGCGATCCCGGCCAGCAAGGCGAGCAAGAGGGCGGTGGTGAGGGTCTTGTAAACCGTCTCCCAGACCGCGCGCCGGGTGTCGCGCCAGGCGGCCAATAGGTCGCGCAGATCGCGCACATCGCGCGCAGCGTGTCCGTTTTCTAGGCCGAGCTGCGCCAGGCAACGCGCGGCGCCGCGTTCGGCGGCCCGGTCGAGCAGTTCGTCGAAGTCCTCCTTGCGCAGCAGAAGATGGTTCTCGACCAGCGCCGGCGGCTGTCGTTCGGGTTCGGTGGTGCGGGGTTCGATCATGGTTGTGGTCTCTCCAGAAAAGCCAAACCCGCCTCGCGGGCGGGTCGGTGATGGTGATGGTGGGGTAATGGTGGGGTGACGGTGGCGTCGCCGGCCTTCAAGCAACCACGCGCTCAACCGTGCGCCGCTGCCGCTGCCAGCTCACCAGGCCGGCGCGCACGGCTTCGATCTCGATGGTGACGCGGCTGCCGCGCTCGGCTGGCGCGTCGCTACCGATGTCGGCGGCGCTCCAAGTTGCGCTGGTGCCGGTCAGGCCGCTGAAGGTGCGCACCAGCGCGCCGTCGCGGTCAAAGCAGCGCACGGTGTAGCTCACGCCCGGCTCGGGGCCGATGGGGCCTTCGTCCTGGCGCACCAGGTACGCGGTTTGCAGGGTGCGGTCGCGGTGCGCCCACTCGATCACCAGATCGCCAGTCAAAGCTGCGATGGGGTCGGCCTGACCGTTGAAGCGCACGCGCCCGGGCGCGTAGGGCCGCGCCTGGCGCGCGGTGAGCAACAGCGGGTTGCCGTTGCCTGCCGGCACCGGGGCGCCAGCGGACGTGAAGGTGCGCGGCACGGCGGATACGAACACCGACTCGCCCTGCGCGCGCTCGACGCCCTCGTTTGCCAGCCAGCGGCCGACACCGATCAGGCGCGTGCCGGCGGCATGGCTCTGGGGCGTGGTGTCGAGCACCGCACGCGCAAAGCTGAGGGTGGCGTCGATGGCGTCAAAGGCCGTGATCGCCACGGCCTCGCGCAGCGCGCCGCTGGCGTCAACCAAGTAAGCATAGTCACCCGCTGCCAGCCGCGGCGCGAGCTGCACCGCGCTGACCGGCATCTCGACCACCGCTTGCTCGGTCGCGGCCAGCGCGGCGCTCAAGGTGACGATGGGCGCGTACTCGCCCTGCGCCACCGCGGACTGCTGGTTGGGAAGGCTGCCGGTGCCAGTGCGCAGTTCCCACGCGTGTTGCTGCGCGTCGGCCGGCGCGGCCAGCGCGGCGATGGCGCTGTCGGTGTCAGTGACCGTGGCCAGATCGGCGCGCGACAGGCGACGCGCGATCTCCCAGTAGGGCAGCTCCAGCGCCAGCACCAGCGCGGGCGCGCGCGCGCGCGCAGTGGCGCTCGGGTCTTGGGGCACGGGTGGCAGCGCGTTGATGACGCTGTGCTCCATCCCGAACACGTCCTCGGCGGCCTCGATGCGCCAGAGCGCACTGTCCAGGCTGCCGGCATCGACGCTGAGCACGCGCAGCACCATGCCGTCAATCCCCAAGCGTGGCCAGTGCAGCCTAAACACATCGCCCGGCAGCGGCGCGCGGCGCAGCGCGCCCTGGGCCAGCGTCAGGCTCACGCGCGCCAGCGGCGCACCGTAGATGCGCAGATCGCGCAGCGCCAGCCGCGAGGCCAGTGGCGCGTGGCTGACGCCGGGGTAGTCGCGGCGCTGGTTGATCACGCCGCCTTGCAAATGCACCGCAGCCAAGTTGGCCACCGACAGCGCGGCCTCGCCGCCGGTCTCCCAGCTGGTATAGACCACGGTGATCTCGTTGGGCAGCTCGCCCCACTGGGCGCGCTCGAAGCGCTCCAGGCTCACGATCTGCTCGGGCCCCAGCAGCGGCAGCGCATCGAGCTGGTAGTCGCCACGCAGCAGGCGCAGCTCGAAGGTGCCGCGCTCGGGGTCGACGTAGAGCACGGCGCCGATGTGGTCGAGCACTTCGGTGATGAAGCCCTCGATGGGCTGCTGGCGCGTCCAGATCAGGTTGAGGCCAAAGCCCTCGTCCCACAGAACTTGGGCTGCGGCACCGAAGCTGTTGCCCAACTGGGTGCGCGGATAGCCCATGCCCCAATTCGGGTCGGTCAGGCACTGGGCGATGATGTGCGCAGGGTTCATGCCGATGGTGATCGACTGGCCGCTGGCATTCTGGCCCAGCACCTCGACCCGGTCGCCCAAGAAGGGCGGCTCGTGCCAGCCGGCGACAAAGCGGCGCACGCGCACCGCCCAGGGCTTGATGTAGGGGTTGTTGGCGGCGTAGTACACCTGCCGCGCCACGAGCGAGAGCACGCCCCGGAAGGCCGGCACATCGGGCCCGAGCTGGCTCATCAGGTAGTCGTTGCGCACTTGCCCAGCGTCGCCGGGGAGGATGTCGCAGCAGCCCACCACGCCGCCTTCGCGGCCCTCGCCGCCGAACAGCTCGGGGCGGTTGATGAAGGCCGTGCCGATGCCGTGCCAGAGCCGCAGCGGCGCGCGCGTGTCGCTGCCCCACGCGGTGCGCTCGCCGGCCTGGATTTCCTGCACCGCATCCACCGGCCCTTGGCACAGCACCAGGTGCAGGCCCATGCGGTAGCGAAAGCCAACGACCTGACTGCCGCCCCCTTTGCTGCGGCCGCCCATCAGCGCGCTCCTGCTGTATGAGCGCGGCGTTGCGCTTGCTCGACCGCGCGCAGCGCCATGGCGTCGCCGGTGGCCAGCAACACCTCGGCGCCGATGCCGTGCTCGAGGAAGGCGCGAAAGTCCAGTCCGTGGCGCTCAAACCAGCCGCGGGCGCCGTGCACGCACAGGCCGGCGGCGCGCGCATCGTCGATGGTGACTGTGACTGTGGCTGTGGCTGTGAGGGGGCTCATTTCTTGCCACCTCCGCCGCTGTGGATGGGATCGGCTTGCAGGTGCCCGTACCAGACCACGTTGGGGCCGCGCAGCAGCACGGCGCCAAACACCACCGGGATCGGACGGCCTTCTTCGGCCGTGGGGGCGTCGATGTCGCTCAGGGCCGCGGGCTTGGGCGCGGGCGGCCGGGGTGCCAGCGCCGCCGAGATGAACGAGCTGACGACGAAAAAGACCAGTTGCCACCACATTTAGAACACTCCAGTCGAGAACGGGTTTTTGCTTGGGATGTAGGGAAAGCCGCCGTAGTTGTCGAGGTTGTTGAAGCGCGCCACGCAGGTGGCGGTGCTGTGGTCGCAGCCGCAAACCAGTTGCACCACGGTGTCGGGCGCCAGCGCGATGGGCGCCATGAGCTCGAGCGCGCTGCCGACTTCGCTGACGATCATGTGGCGCGCCCCGGTCGGGGTTTGCAGCCAGCCACCGGCAAGCCCACCGGCCACGTGCGCCGGCACAGCGCCCGCCAGATCCACACGCCGGCCGCTGGCCTGCAGCACCGTCGCGCTGTGCTGGCGCAGGGCCGCGCCACAGGCGGCGGAATAGAGCACGTGCGAACACTGCCGGCTGTAGAGGCGGCGCAGGCCGCTGCGCTTGAGGCTGATCTGGGCGCTCTCGCAAGCGATCTGGGCCAGCTCGTCGGCCACTTCGGCCCCGAGCACGCGCCCCAGCCAGCGCACGCCAGCGACCTCCCAGTGGCCAGCGGATGCACGCCGCGCTAGGCGCAGGGTTAGGCTAATGACTTCGCCGCTCAGGGCGCTGGCCAGCAGGTGGCCGACCAGCGCATGGTCGGGCGGCAGGCGCAACTGCAGCCCGGCTTTGGCGGCCTCGGGGCCCAGCGCCAGCGCGCTGCGGCCCAGCGGCACGCTGGCATAGACCTGCCCCTCCAGATCCACGTCGAACTCGTGTGGGGTCAGGACAAATGCCGCGCTGGCCGAGCGGAAGTCGTAGAGATCGATGGTCTCGGGTGGTGTGTTCATGGGCTGGAATGGGATTGGGGGTCGGGTTCGGGTTCGGGCGCGTACCATTCGATGACCGCGAGGCCGGGGCCGCCGTGTCGGGCGGGCGTTGGATGAAAACCCCAAAGATTCCTGTTGCTGTCGCTGTGAACCCGGCCAAACGTGCCATCAACCGGGAGCGCTTCGTAGTTCACAAGGTATCGCTGCCCAGGAAAAGCCAAGAAAGTCATCCTTAGGCCTGTTGGTGCGGTGTACCCGGGGCCGCCTCCGCCGCCGGCGCCAAAATTCGACGCTGCCGTGGGGTTGGGGTTGGGAAAGAAACTGAAATTGATTCCGTCCACAGTAAACGGGCCAGTCGGACTTGACCCGCCTTGGCCGCCTTGGCCTGTAAAAAGATCGGCAAAATCCGGGTGACTGGCTAATGCGCAGACGCCGCCATCGCCCCCTTCTCCGCCCGCAGCACCGTTGCGCAGATTCCCATCTTGGCCGCCGCCGGCACCGCCTCGGCCCACGACGCAAATGGCATCGTAGTTCTGATACGGGATCGGAAAAACCTCGGTATCGACGACCGCATAACCCCCATCCTGCCCGCCCCTGACCTCTATGCGCGCCTGTGTAGGCCCGAAGCGCTCACCGTTTTCTCGATACTCGATGATCGTTGGGGTGGCAAATGCTCGCGGCAACCCAGACGGGTTGTCCCAGCCAGCCCTTTCGCCAAACCTTCGGTCAAATACGTGCAGCCGCAACAAACCGCCTGGCTGCACCTCCAGTCGCTGCCGGATAACGCTTGCACCAGCCCCGCCACCCCCGGCGCCATGCCCACCAATGGCCCAACCCACGCCATTGCCCAAGTGCTCATCGCCGGGCCAATCGAGGTTTTCGCCTAGGTGTCACATCCCGGACGATCATATGGGCGTTTATGGAACAGATCAGGGCGAGAGGCGTACCATTCTTTCATGGCTTGCATCGGCGT